ATTATGGAAAATAAAATCCAAATTATGGCGGTAAACGACATTTTACCAATGGCTAAACTTTTTGCTGAAAGCGGTATGTTTTCAGATGCCAAACAAGCGGCACAAGCGTTTGTTAAAATTCAAGCGGGTCAAGAAATAGGACTTGCGCCATTTGCCTCAATGACAGGGATCAATATTATTTTAGGAAAACCTACTTTTGGAGCTGGTGTTATTGCAAGTTGTGTAAAAGGATCATCAAAGTACGATTTTAAAGTAAAAGAATTAACCGATAAAAATTGCTCTATTGATTTTTTTGAGGGTAAAGAATTTATTGGAAATTCGTCTTTTTCTATTGAGGACGCAAAAAAACAACAAACTAAAAACCTTGATAAGTTCCCTAAAAATATGCTTTATGCAAGGGCGATGTCAAACGGTCAGAAATGGTTTTGCCCCGATGTATTTCAAATGTCAGTTTATGTTCCAGAAGAAATGCCAGAAGTTACCGAAAACATTACTCACGTAGAAGTAGTTGAAACACAAGAAGAAATTAAAATACCTACTTTAAATGAGAAACAATATCAAAAACTTTTGAGTTTAGAGGTTAAAGATATTGCGATTTTAGGAACTCATTTAGAAAAAATAGAAAACAAAGAATTAAGCGCTACAAGTGAGCAAACATTATTATTAACAGAGCGTTACGACGAACTCGAAAAACAATTATAATATGGAATTACAAGGTAAAATTATCGTTTTAAACGATACAGAAACCGTTGGAAGCAATGGTTTTGAAAAAAGATTAATAGTTATTGAAAGCGATGAACAATATCCGCAAAAAATACCAGTTGATTTTGTTCAAGGTAAAGTTAATTTATTAGATGATTTTCTAATTGGTGAAAGCGTAAAAATTTCAGTCAATGTAAGAGGTAACGAATACAACGGTAAATATTACGTTTCTTTACAGGGTTGGAAAATAGAAAGAAATTAACCCCTAAATTAAATCCGAATTATTACAATGGTTCGGATTTTTTTTGTATGTTTGTATCTGTAAACCATCACTTACAAGGAAAATACTGCTATTGATTTAGCACCGGCAAACCCTTAAAGATGTGTGATGGCTCTTTAGGGGTTTTGCCTTTTTATTAAAATAATTTAAATTAAATACCATGGAACACAAACAAAAGTTAGAAACCTATTTTAATCAATCAATAACAATTATTGAAGATGGAAATTTAACTACAATTAAAATCAGCGACAACACAAGAGAAGAGTCGGTTTCACTAACCAAAAAAGAACTTCATTCGTTTATCGGTGTATTACTTCATGTTCAACAAAAAATGAAGTAACCATGGATAAATCAATCTTAAAAAAATTAGTCGACTGCGGTTTCTCTATAATTCCCGTCGATGAAAATAAAACTCCGATTGGTGCATGGAAGAAATACCAAACCGAGGCGCGTACAAAAGAGGAAATCGACAACCTTAATGCGCCTCTTTATGGATTAGTTACGGGGTACAATGACCTTGAAGTGCTTGATACTGACTTAAAAGTTTTCTCAACACTCCAAGAGCAGAACGATTTTTGGAACGAATACCTATCGTTTTTAAAAGATAATATCGATGACTTCGATAAGAAGTTTGCTATTTATAAAACCAAAAACCAAGGGTATCACATTTTATATCGCTGCAAAACAATCAGCGGAAACACTAAAATTGCACGTTTAAAAGACCACAAAGAAGCAGTAATTGAAAGCCGTGGTCGTTTTGGAATGGTTGTAATTTACGAAAATAAAATATCAAAGTTATCTTATTCAGAGATTCAAGAAATTACCGAACGTGACCGAGATATTGCATGGAGTATTTCAAAGACTTACAACCACGTTGAAGATATTGAAATCGACGAACCAAAATTAAAGGATAAAACTTTTGATGAATCAATAATTAAACCATGGGTAGATTATAATGAAAAGGTTTCTATTTTCGATATTGTAGGAGACGATGTAAAAGTAGTACGCAACCTAACAGACAAATATATTATTAAGCGTAATGGTTCTGAAAACCCAACATCGGGTAGTATTTTTAAATCTAACGGGTTTATGTACTTATTTTCAACGGGTACAATTTACCCACATGAAAAATTAGTTACACCTTTTATTGCGTACACTTACAAATACCATGGTGGAGATTTTAGTAAGTCAGCATCGGAAATCTATAAACAAGGTTACGGCACGCGGGTTGTAAAAAAAGAACGTGAGATTGAAAAAAAAGAACTACCAAAAATAAACGAAAAAGATTTAGTATTCCCAATCGATATATTTCCTGTACCAATACAATCTTATATTTTAGAATGTAACGAAACATTAGATAGTTCAATTGACTACATGGGGTGTTCTATGTTATGGTTAATTTCGGTTGTAGTTGGTAACTCTATACAAATAGAAGTAAAAAAAGGATGGAATGAAACGGCTACTATTTGGTTGGCTGTGGTTGGTAAAGCGGGTTTAGGTAAAACACCATCGATACATAACATTATAAAACCTTTGTTATCAGCAAATAATAAAGAAATTAAAAACTACATAAAACAAGCTGAAAAATTTGATTATTACAATTCACTACCCGCTAAGGAAAAAAAGGAACACGAAGAAATACACAAACCAACTAAAACCCAATTCATAGCAAACGACATCACAATTGAAGCACTCGTTGAACTACACCAAGAGAATAAAAATAGTATTGGTGTTTTTAAAGATGAACTTGCTGGATGGTTTAAAGATATGAATAAATACAGAGAGGGGTCTGATTTAGAATTTTGGCTATCAACGTGGAGCGGGAAAGCAATATCATTGAATCGTAAAACCGCTCGTAGTTCCTTTGTCGATAAACCTTTAGTATCTGTTTTAGGTGGTATTCAACCATCGATACTAAACGCTTTTTATACCGAGGATAATAAAGACAATGGTTTTATGGATAGGATGCTTTTATCTTACCCCGATTTAGATATTGAAAAGTGGAATGATAAAGAAATGAACTACGATACTATTTCATGGTATCAAGATAGTATTATTTCATTCTATGAAACGATAAAGCACAAAGTAGTAGAATATGATGAAGATGGAGATATTAATCCAAAAATAGCATTAATTGGTTCGGACGCTAAAAAGGAATGGATTAGGGTTTTTAATGAGTACACCAATATTCAAAACTCTGACGAAGAAAATGAGTATATGAAATCGATGTTACCAAAACAAAAATCTTACTTACCAAGGTTTGCACTTTTGATAAATGCATTTGATAGCTTTTTTGATGTATCAAATAAAAGTAATGCATTAGTCATTTCAAAAGAGAGTATTTTAAAAGCCGAAAAGTTATCAAAATATTTTATAGCCATGGCTAAAAAGATAAAAGTAAACTCGATTGAAACTAACGAAATAAAAGTTATCATTGGAGCAAATAAAAACAAGTCAGTTAAAGAACAATTCGTTGAACTTTATAAATTGAACCCCAATTTAAACAAAAAAGAAGTGGCTGAAAATTTAGGTGTTTCACTTAGAATGATATATAAATACGTAAATGAACTGCAAAAAAATTGAACCAATTGAACCAAGTTCACACGTTCAAAGTCAATGATAGTGCGGTTTTGAACCAATTGAACTAAAGGTTCAATTTTTTAAATAAAATAAAAAAGTAAAATAAAAATAATTTTTTTTATAAATTTTAGTTCAAAATGGTTCAATTAGTTCAATTCTCAATAAAATCAGTACTTACCACGTTGAACCAAGTTCAATTTTAGTTCAATTTAGTTCAAAATAATATGACCCACAATCTACTCCAAAAACGTCACGATTTAATAACAGAATTTTTTATAAATGGATTAATCGATAAAGTAGATTATTTAAAATACGAGTTACGATATGAAGTTTATAAAAAGTTATTTATAGTTAATTTGAATTGATATGATAGAATTAAGACCATACCAAAATAAAACAATCCAATCACTACGCAAATGTATGATGGATGGATTAAAACGATTAATTATGTTATGCGCTACGGGTGGCGGTAAAACAATAATGTTTTGCTATATGATTAACAAAGCAATTGAAAAGAATAATCGATGTTTGATTTTAACTCATAGGACAGAATTATTAACCCAAGCGGGTGGAACTCTATCTCAGTTTGGATTGAACGCATCTATAATAAACCCTAAGGCACGTAACCAAGTTTTTTATGGTAGTCTATACGTTGCTATGACTAAAACTATAATGACACGTATAAATAATACTAAAACCAACAGGGCATACACAGAATGGTTACAATCGTTTGATTTAATAATAATAGATGAGGCGCACCTACAAGACTTCAATAGTCTTTTACCACACATCAACCCTAACACTTACGTTATTGGAGCAACGGCCACTGCTGAACGAAAAGGAAATCAAACTTGTTTGAGTGAGTTTTATCAAGGTATTGTTAACGAAATTACAATATCGGAGTTAATCGAATTGGGGTATTTAGCAAAACCGAATAGTTTTGGAGTTACTATTGATTTATCAAATATCAAAACTAAGGGTGGAGATTACGATAATGATATGGTGGGAGATATGTTTGAAAAAATGCAATTGTATGAGGGGGTTTATGACAATTACCAAAGATTAACTCCTAATAAAAAAGCGATTGTATTTGCTCCAAACGTAAAAAGTAGTTTATCGTTAGTTGAAAAATTATCCGAAAAAGGATTGAATATAAGACACGTCGATGGAAACACACCAGAAAAAGAACGCAAAGAAGTATTACAATGGTTTAAAAACACACCCGATGCAATTATTTCAAACGTAGGAATATTAACTGCAGGTTTTGATGAAGTATCGATTGAAGTAGTAATATTATACAGAGCCACAAAGTCACTACCTTTATTCTTACAAATGGTAGGGCGTGGAAGTAGAACGTCTACAACTAAAAAAGAGTTTTATGTTTTAGATTTTGGTAACAATATACAAAGACACGGATTTTGGGAAGATGACAGAGAATGGTCGTTAGTTAAAAAACCTAAAGCAAAAGGAATAGCACCCGTAAAAAATTGTAAATGTGGTGCGTTACTTAGATTGAATTTGCAAGTTTGTCCGTATTGCGGTTTTGAGTTTCCACCACCGAAAGTAAAAGAAACGATTGAAGTGATTTTGGAGCAGTTAAAAAAAGATGATATTGAACTTTATAAACAATATCAAAAGTTTATTAAATTAGAAAAAAGAGCGGAGGATAAAGGATTTAAAAAAGGATGGGTTATTTGGCAATTAAAAACAATTAAAGATTTTCAAGATTATGAGCGATTTAAAAACTACAAAAAAGGATGGGCAAAATACCAAATCGAGCAGAGAGGAATCACTGATACAATCGAAGTGCGTGGAATGGTTTAGGAATAACTACTGCTTAAAACATCATAAGCCCCGATATGATATTTTTTTAGTTCCGAATGAGGCTACTTACAAAAATAATCAATTTAAAGCGATGGGTGTACGAAATGGAGTATCTGATTTAGTTGTTGTCCTATCGGATAAAGTTTTGTTTATCGAAATGAAAGATGGGGGTAATGACCAATCAGAATATCAACTTGACTTTGAAAAAGTAGTTACCGAATTAAACCACAACTACAAAGTCGTAAGAAGCCTCGACCAATTCCAAAAACTAATCTTAACTCATATATGAATCATAACACAATAACCGACCTAATCGAATACGACAACAAACCCGTTCGTCTATCAGGCATCGCAAAAAATGCAACACTACCGCCAAAGTGGGTAGATGGATGGAAATATCATTGGATTTATACATTCCGATACGTAGGCACAGATGAATTCATTTCATTTGAATTTGATTATTTTGATAAGTTTGTAGGGGTTGTGAAAAATAAATGAAAAAATTAACGTTAATTAAAATATTTGTGTATCTTTGTTGAAACTTTAAAATTATATATTATGAAAACAACAGAAAGATTTGAAAATGCAGTTAGTAAATTGTATAATGCTTTTCACGAGAATAGATTGAACGCTATGAATTGTCAAGCGTGTGCAGTAGGTAATATTTGTGATAATTCAGAGGATTGGAAAGATAGTTTTGGTCACGCTTTAATTTTAGATAATAATAATTTTATTACCGAAATGGAAGAGTGTCCAATAGTAAGAGAACCTTATTTTAAAAACGGATATAATCAAAACGAATTACATAATGTTGAAAAAGCATTTTTGAGCCAATGGATTAATAAATCTTATAATAGCGGTAAAACTGATAGAGAACTTCAATTCAAAGGCCTTTGCGCAGTAGTTGAATATTTAGCCGAATTAGACAATATTCCTAATCCAATGGATTATTCAAAAGTATTTGAAACTGAAAACGAAAGTGCAAAGTATCAATTAACAGAAGTATTTTAGTATGAGTAATAAACAAGTAGGCCGACCAAAATCCGAATTACCACGTTTACTTATTCAAGTTCAAGATATGGATGGAGTAACACGTTCTAAGAAATTCCGCACAACCGCTAAATTTGAAAACGTGGTTGAGGTGGTTGAGGAGTATTTGAAAAGTATTAAAAAATAAGAATTATGAGAGAAACAAGATTTAAAGTTTGGGATATTGGCAAAAAAATATTCCTACCAACGGATGTTTACGCTTTAATAATTAGCGATTTCGGAGCGTTTGGTATAATGTTAAAAGACTTTGAAAACTACAGAGAGGGGGAGTATTTATATCCTAATTCTCAAATATTAGTTTTTTGCACGGGATTAAAAGACAAAAACGAAGTTGATGTTTATGAGGGCGATATTGTTAAAAAGATATATTATCCATTAGGCGCTAATAAACTTAATTATGAATATAGTACAATTGGAGTGATTCAGTACCAATACAATTGTTTTGGTTTTGTTCATAAATTTGATGTAGGAACTCAATTAATTCCTGAAAAATGTATGAGTCACGAAAAAAACAGAAAGGAAGTGTCAAGACATTCAACAATAGGAATAGATTACTTTCAAAAAGATTTTTTTAGCGATAAATTAGAAGTAATCGGTAACATTTACGAAAATCCTGAAATAACTAAATTATGAAACAAATTTTCCTTACCCCCGAAATGGCTAAACGTTGGTACAATGGTACCGATGCGGAACTAAAAGAATTAGCACTACAAACATATCCCGACCTTTTTGAAAAGCAATTACCTAAGAGTTGGGGGGAGTTGGAAAAAGTCAGCGGTTATTATTTAGTCTCTTATGGAGCGGTAAGAGATGTTACTGATGCGCCAACAGAAGAAAACAATATTAGCATCTTCGCCACCAAAGAACAAGCCGAAGCATCAATTGCACTCGCTCAACTTTCGCAGTTAATGAAAGTGTATAATGGGGATTGGGTGGCGAATTGGAGTGATTCAGATTTTAAATATTGCTTAGAATTTTATGTAGATGAATTAATACAAGAAGAATATACTCTCGTTCAAAAATTCCTCGCATTCAAAGACGCAAAAACCCGTGATTTATTCCTTGATAATTTTAGAGAATTAATTTTGAAAGCAAAGCCGTTGTTATGATACAATTCATTAAAAAATTTTTCAAAAAAGAAACAATACCAATCCAAACGCCAAAAGACCCTAATCAGGTTTACGTAACAATGGATTGGCGGGTAATCCAATAACAACTAAAGGCGATGGATATATTTTACCACGTGATGCCGAAATGATAATTAACAAAAAATACTATCCTAATGGTAAAATAGGCGAATGGCCTTGCGACCCAATTACGGGAGAAAAATTACCAATTTGGAAAAGTTAGCACCAAAACAACGTATATTAAAAAATAATTGTATATTTGAATCGTTATGGAAATATTAATCACTTTGTTTAAAGTTTTAATAATAGCAGTTTTGATTATTGTATTTATTTATGTTTTACTATTACCCGAAACAAGTAGGCGAGTACCAATTATAAAAAAGAAAAAACAATGAAAAAATATAACTTACTATACTTAAATAATATCACATTGATGATCCAATTAGTAATAGCAGTGCTTTTACTTCTGTCTTTTTCAAGTTGCAACCCCGAACCAATAGCAACCCAAGACTGCGGATGTTTTAAATTTATTTACAAAGAACATCAAGGACGCCCTAAGCAATTTTTATTTATGGAAAAAGCAAGTCAAGATAATTGCGATAATTGGATTTTAGGCGATGACACAAAGACCGATGCGAATGGTTATGTTTTTAATTTTAAAGAAGTTTGTGAGTAATGGATAATGTACTAACCGATAAGCAAGAGCAGTATTGCCAAAATTACGTTGTTTGTATGAATCAATCAACTGCTTATCGTATTGCATATGATGCAGAAGCTATGAACGCAAATAGCGTTGCAAGAGAGGCGTGTTTACTTCATTCTAACCCCAATATAACCCAAAGAATAAAAGAACTGCAATCCGAAGCCTACGAACGCAATAAAGCTACTATTGACGAACTTGTAAACGTTCTTTCAGGTATGGTGCGTTTTGATATTGCAGAACTCTACGACGATAACGGAAATTTATTAGGGGTTAAAGAAATGCCGTTAATAGCACGTCAAATGATTTCGGAATTATCAAGTGACCATTTAAGAAGTGGTAGTGAAATAATTGGAGAAACCAAACGTGTTAAAACAATCGCAAAACTTGATGCAGTTGAAAAACTAATGAAGCATTTAGGCGGTTATGAAAAAGATAATTTTCAGAAGAAAACAGAAATTTCAGTACCAAAAACATTAGAGGTTACAATTGTTGAGCCTTTAGAAGAAGATTAAATGAATTTTCAAGCTACAATAGTTTATAAAAAAAACTACGATGCTATCAATAAAAAATGCTACATCGTTAAGAAAGTCAAAGATAATGTTTTTGACTTTTTTGTTATAGATAATAACGGAACTTATAAACTTCATTCTCAATACGAAGTAGATGTTTCTAAATATCAACTTGATGAGTATGCTGAATATTCTTTTTTATCAATAATCAATGATAAAGATTTTCCAAGTGAATTAATCTATAACCGCTACCGCTACATTTGCAATAAAGGCAGTTCACGAAGTAGCAAAACTATTTCTTTAATTGATTTATACGACACCTATGGACGTTCAAATCTAAACAAACGAATGACCGTTTGGCGTGACACTAAAACCGATTGTAAAAAAACCGTTCTTAACGATGCTTTAAAAAGATTAAAAACTACTAATCGCTACAAGGTTGATAGCGATTTTAATAAAACTGAAAGCATTATTACTTATGATACCGAAAGCACGTTTGAAATTCATGGAACGGACGATGAGGAAGCAGTACACGGATTGGAACAAGATTTAGCGTGGTTTAATGAGCCTTATAAAATATCAAAAGACACGTTCGACCAAATTGATATGAGAACAAAAGATTTTGTTTTTATCGATTTAAACCCAAAAAAAGACCATTGGACTGATGAT